TTAAAGATCCGAAGAACGCAAACTATAAATTTGGTCCAAGTTTGGCACAGATGACGAATCAGGTAAATCTACATGTTTCTTAGGTTCAAGAGGATTAGGGGAATAGTAGACAGGAAGCCAGCGTGGATTTACCCAACAATTCCCCGTCCATTCTGCGACTGCAGAACTTGTTAGAATGCCGGAACTTGTAGTCCATGGTGCTACTGGAGAAACTTCACACTGCTGTCCCGTAAAATATGTTCCCGGAACTGGTTTCACTACTTCTTTCACCCATAGTGGACTGCCGCATATTATGTTTTTTTCGGTATTATCGATACGCAACAACATTTCAAGAACTTTTTGTTCATGTAAAAGCGGTGCCCTATTTACGCCATCGCAGAAGCACTCATTATATAAACCATTGAGGGAGATCAAACGCTCTTCTTCTGAAAAACCTGACCACTCGGACCATAACGCCGAATTGCTCATTGACTCTATCAATTTATAGTATGTGTCAGCGCGTGATGGCCACCAAGTGGCTTTATGCTCTTCAGCTCGTCGTTGCGCGGAATCATCATCTAAATAATTGGCAATATCTCCATAGGCGAGAACGGTAAAATTCGCAGTTTTTCCTATCCACCATACAACATGACGAAATGTTGACTCTTCATCCGTTCCAGCCCAAGGCCACATAGTTCCACACTTTGCGATAACACGCACTAGTGCATATCTATCTCTTTTAAGGGAAGGTTCATATTGAATATGACCTACCTCTTCCATCTTTTTCCCTACATCAGACAAGAGTTCTCTTTCTGTTTTTTCCTTCTTACCAATTCTAGGTATAGCTGCAGTTAAAGTTTTTACTCCCCCTTGAAAATCAAGAGAAGCAGATGAATCTGAAGGGAAAAGAAGAGTCGTCTTATCTCGATTAATGGCATATTTTTTTAGCAGAGTATCTAACTTATTTTTGGAATAATATAGCAGTATATCATCTTTGGAAAGGTGCCATTCAATTGGTGCATACATCTTTTATACCTCTTCATCGCCGCATAGCTATTGCTATTCATCGATAATATCCAAAACCCCATGGCGCTTGTGAAAGTGCCATAGTACGCATTGTCTGCATAGCAACATCATTACGACTCTTTTTCCTGCATGGTTTCTGGAGTCCGTAGGTCTATCTCGCATATTCGCTGATAGATCGCGTTAATATCATTAATATTGATGCGGAATTGGCTTCTGGGGTGTGGTGTCCAGCTGCCGTTTTTAAGTGTGATTTTGTCGCCGGGATCGTAGATGGCTTTACAGTCTTGGAATGCTTGGAGGAATAGTCCGAAACTGGTGGAGAGGCCTAGGGTGATGAGCGGGCCGAATTCTACTGTGGTGCTGCCGCCAGATCCTTGCTTGATGTAAGGTACGTATGCGGCGCGGTTATGTTTGCGCTGCCAGTGCTCAAGCAGTTTAAGATATGACCATCCGGCTGCTAGTTCTCCGGTTTCCTTGTCGTAGAGGGCGATCATACCATTCGGATCATAGTTCTTGGAATCAGTGAACCCCACAAGACGTAGATTCAGTTTGGCACCCTCTTTGCTTTCATCAAAGCGATTAATGTCGCCGGAGGTGAAGTAATACTCGTTAGGTTTGCCGTTTTCATCGACACCACTGACATGACCGTATTTCAACACGAATTCAGCTTGTGTATGGTTCGTAATCCATCCGAGGTCAGGTTGTGGGGTGAATAGGGTGACCCTATGGTTGTTACGTCGTTCGAGTGATTTCTGACTGATGGCCTTGAGCTCCCAAACGTCGAAGTCTGGACCTGGGATGGCGTTTTCTCCCACACCTAGTTCTGCCTCTAGGGTCAGGCCCGGAGCGTTGGGCGCGATATACGGTTTGATCTGTTCTCCACTGTTCAGCCGTCGCCACGGGACAATTTTCTTGCCCATAATCTTAACCAAGGCTTCTTCGAGAATGGAGAATTCGCCAACCTTCTTCTTCGATTCATAGAAGACCGGGCAGATGTGGCCTTTTTCAAACGTATCCATGTCCAACACATATTGCGCAGCTGGTGACGACGCTCCAACGACAAGGGCAACCACATGGTCGTTTTCGCCGTCGGAATCCTTCACGGTTCCGAAAAACATGCAGCGGTTGAGTTCGTGACCCCGTTTCGACTCACCCATCAGCTCAGATGGACCTTCCTTACACCCCTGCAGAAAGCCCGAGAAACGTACTTCCGGATATTGCGGATAGAAACACATATTGGCATTTGGGGCGTTAAACTCGCCGTTGGGTGTAACCCAGCGCCATGGCACCGGAATCCTAATTAGCAGAGGCCCCGCTTTCTTCTTTTGTGACTTAGGAGCCTTATATTGCGGCGTACCAAGTGGAAGGAAGGCAAGGTCGGACGGGTCACTACCTAGGAAGATCTGCTGTTTCGAATTGTTGTTGGGCACCAATCGCTTGACCCAGATGCTCTCGGCACCGGCATTGGTCAGCAAATCATGGACCTGTTGAATGTCGGCTCTGTCGAACCATCGTTCATCATCGTTGACATGGGTATCGTTCATATTCTCAACAATACCCATGTCAACGACGCTCGTAGTGTGTCAACACGTAGGGAAACTGAAATCAGTCGAGGCCCGCGCCAGCGACTGCCAGTTGGCGTGCCTTCTGAATCGCCTCGCCCGCCATTTCGGAATCGGATATCAGCTCCGGTTCCTCGCCTTCCTGCATGACTTTGAGGATGTGAGGGCGCATGATGCGGGCGATTTCGGCGACAGCTGGTACGACCACCGAGTTGCCAAACTGGCGGTAGGCCTGCGTGTCTGACACGGGGATGCGAAAATCATCCGGGTAGCCCATCAAACGTGCGCATTCTCGCGGCGTGAGTCTGCGCGGCCGTTCATTATCTTGTGCGACAAGGATCTCGGATCCGTCCTTGTGATAGCGCGCGGATAGCGTGCGCGACACCATATCGGGGGTCACCAGCCCATAGCCGAACCCGTGTCCCAGCGCTTCGTGCTTCTTCTTGTAGTCCTGAAGATACTGCCACAGGCGCGGAGTGAGTGTGTACTTATCCTGCACTTTGTTGTGCTTGGAATCGAAGTAACGATCACCGTCCCAAGGCAGATACGGCTCGGTGCCATCTGTCTTGTGCAGGATGTCGGCAAGCAGAGGCTTATGCTCGGGGAACTTCAGATCGTCCCACGTGAAGTCGGTGTGTGAGCGGAAACCCACAATGTAGATGCGCTCGCGATGTTGGGGTACGAAATTCTGACCGTCGATGACCTTCCAGTGGACTTCGTAGCCGAGTTCGTTCTGCAGTGCATCAAGGATCACCTTGAACGTGCGGCCTCCGTCGTGCGAGGTCAGGTTCTTCACGTTCTCCAGCAGGAACGCCGCCGGTCGCTTCGCGGCAATGATGCGGGCGACGTCAAAGAACAGGGTGCCTTGTGTCTTGTCGCGGAACCCGGTTTCACGTCCCAAACTGCGTTTTTTCGACACGCCCGCTAGGCTGAACGGCTGGCATGGGAAACCCGCAAGCACCACATCGCAGTCGGGAATGTCATCAGTGTTCACCTGTGTGATGTCGCCGGCCATCGTCTCAGCGAACCCGTAGTTCGTCCGGTACGTGCGCGTCGAAAACTCGTTCCACTCGGAAGAGAACACCGCATGTCCGCCGGCTGACGCGAAACCGCGACGAATGCCACCGATGCCGGCGAACAGATCGATGGTGCGGAAATCGGTACCAGTCTCATGCGTGGTGCCGAAATACAATTCGCGCAACGCGGGAACATAAGCCGGCTTGCACTCCACCTTGCCCGACTCCCAACGCTCCACCGTCGAGGTGGATACCTGCAAAGACTCGGCCAGCTGTCGTCGCGTCATGGATCCACGCAGCAACGTGATAAGCTCAGTTGGCTCGTCAAAGGTGCCGGTACTCTGTGGTTTTCTGGTGATTATCCTGCTGCTCATAGGGAATATACTATGTCATTATGATGACAAAAATTCCCAGATGACTCTACCTGCATAGTAAAATAGAACAAATGTTCGATTTATGGTAACATGAAAACATGAATCTTGAAATGCTCCGCCTCTGCCCAACGCAGGATTTCGAAACTCCTTTTGGCTATGACGTTGACGGGTTCACCGAACGCTGGTGGCATGGTTCGCTGACGGCTCAGCCGTTAGAGGAGCAGAGGGGGAATGACTATTGGTCTTTTGGGGAAGAAGGGAATGAGATTGTTCGCGCCTGGATTGAAACAAGTACGCTAGATGACTCTTATATTGATTTCACTCCGCCGGAAGTGGTCACCGATATTGCTTTCTTCGAGGTTCGAGAAAAATACAGGAGACGGGGATACGGCACAAAGGCAGTTGAAATGCTTATGATGCATTACCGCAAACGGCTGATAACTTCGTTTCCCGTCGACGCGGCAGCGGACTCGTTTTGGTGCTCGGTAGGGTTCATCTATCACCCGAGAAAGGATGGCGCAGATTGCCGAAATTCAACAACCCGGAGATATGACCCTCTTTATGTTTTCGACAATCGACAGGACTGAATCAATAGCTCGATTCCGGGCTTAAGTCATTGATTCGTCATTTTGTAATGAGTTCAAGGAGTCACAATAATGCCTGGTCGCATTCCATGGGAGAGAATATCCGGCGATGACGTAGAAACCATTATTGCAGTATATGTGTGTAGAGAAAATCCTGATGCAATACGAATTCGTCCATCAAGAGGTGATGGTGGCGTTGATCTTCTCAACAAAAGAGAAGATGGTTCATATGATGTATATCAAGTAAAAAAATTTGCGACAAATCTTTCGGATAGCCAGAGAAAGCAAATTCTCAACTCATGGGAAAGAGTGCAGCAATACTTCAATGAGCGCCACTGGACCATACAAAACTGGTACTTGGTTCTTCCTTTGGATCCAACACCAGAGAATTTTGTATGGTTTAAAGAAACCATACAAAATCACTCATCCTTCGCTTGCCATTGGAAAGGTCTTACTAATGTGGAAGTTTGGGCATCAGCTATGCCGGAAGTCTATGATTATTATATGGCTGATGGAAAAGAAGCAGTCAATCAACAAATTAAATCGTTATTGAGCGCTGCTCAACAGCCAGATCTGCGTGATTCGAAAGTTCTAACGGAAAAACTCCTTAGATATGCGGAACTTCTTAGTTCTACTGATCCCAACTATGCTTATTCCGTTCGTATCATAAGCAAATATGATAAAAATGGTCTTGTTTTCTTTAATCGACCAAACCTCTTATATTCTGCAAGCATAACCAATGATGAGGGCTATTCTGTAGTTATAGAAGCGATTGCCAAATACAAAGCTTCCTCTGAGTTCGCTCCTTTAAAAGAATCCGGTACAATATATGCGAATACTCCGGAAAAAGAGAAAGAACTGTTAGACTTTCAGAGATATGGGACACCTTTTAACAAGATGCCAATTAAGAATGTGAGTGGAAATCTAAAGCTCCCATTACTTGAGGAAAGCAAACACGTAATTTCTTCTCATATTTCCTTATTGGCACAAGTTGATCCGCATCCATTGACATTGATTCTGGTTTCAGGGAATAAACACATAGCCCTGAAACAAAAAAGCCACACGGTCGGATATGTCGGAGGTGAGTGGGTAGGTGAAGATAACTCTCATGTGATTCATGTTCGATTGCGAACAGACATAGACTCTCTAAAGTCAACATTGCAAATTACTGTTCGTCTTGATTCTTTATCGGGTTGTGAGGTTCTGCCAGCATTTCATGCCATAGATTTTCTGTATGAAGTTTCACAAACAAAAATGATGGAATTGCAGACCTTGGATGGAGAAACAGTATATTGCAAGTCTGAACATTTAGATGATACAGTCTTTGATGAAGAAAAGATTTTCCCTTGGTATGAATTACTCTCATCCTTAAAGACGATTCACGATGCAGCTTTTGTCGATTTCAAGTGTCCCGACTTTGCGAGTCTTAAGATGACACATGTTCGACGTTGGAATGAAATAGAACATCTACTTAGGGGAGAACTTGTAATTCGACATTGGGATTCTTTCAAATTTGTCAAAAATGCTGACACAAATGTTGATTTCCCTGCGGGTGTAATTGTTTATTCTAAACTAGTAGCCCCAATTGGCGATCAAAGTATTTTTTTGGGCTATACTCAGTTGTTTTTTAATGCGAATTCGATAGATTTGCTTCCTGATGACAAAGAATATGTTTTGCATTCTTCATCCGATATTTGTGATTTACTCATAGAACACAAATACGAGCCCCGTAAGCCTGAGGATAGAGACAATATTTCTCGCGTTACTGTAGGACCTTTGATGAATTTATCGGAATATCAACAATATGTTCTTCCGAAAGAATAAGGAGTTTTGGATCCCATTTGATAGGTTCCAAAACTCCTTTAGTCAAGCATACCGATGGTTTTATTGTTTAGATAGTTTTCCGTCGAACGCTTGGTTGACTAGCGTGTATACGGTTTGTGCGACGCCGACTACGCCTGCGAGCACGATGCCCCATGTGTATGTGCCGTCGAATCCTCCGGTGGCGGCGATGGCGATGGTGCCGAACAGTATGGACGCCGCGAGCGACGTCAGCCCAACATATTCTGCGGGGATATACTGCTTGATCGCCTGAACGAATGCGGGCACGATAAGGGCCACCAGTCCGGATGCGAGGGTGGTTGCCGTGGATATATCCATTGTGTTTTCCTTCCTGTGGGTTGGTCAGTAGCGCAGCTGCTGGCCGGGGAATATGAGGTTGGGGTTGCTCAGGTTGTTGAGCTGCGCGACGCGCTGCCAGCCGGCGGCTCCGAAGATGCCGCTCAGCGTCTCGCCACGCCTGACCACGTGAATCCGCGTGCCGGTTCCAGCGTTGGAGGCAGTGGTTGCGGTGCCCGTGTATCTGACTGTCTGGCCGGGCCAGATGCGGTTGATGTCACCGGACGGCACGCTCCAAGCGGTGACGGGCCAGAGTCCGGTGCGCATGGCGATGCCGCTGATGGTGTCGCCGGAGCGAACGACCACGCTGTATCCACCGGCTGGCTTGGGAGCCGGTTGCGGCGCAGGTGTAGGAGTCGGTGTCGGAGCGGGAGTAGTTGCGGTGTTGTTGGGGTTGGCGTATTTGTTCCACTGTTCGCGGGTGCCTCGGAAATAGTTCAGATCCAGCGGCCCGTTATATCCGTTGATGCGTCCGCTGCTGGTGTACTGGCGCATGGCCTCGCCGTAGCGCCCGTAGTTCCATGGGCGGGACTGGTATCCGGTGGGATTGTTATTAGCGTACTGTGCCACCCACAGGCCGCAGTTACGGCGCACGTCGGATGGGATCTGGTAGATGTATGCGGCGGACACGTAGACGATCGGCCATACCCCGGTGCGGTCGTGGACGCGGTTGACGAACACGCGCACCCAGTTGGAATTACCCCATGCTGCGTTCTGGTAGGATTCCCAGTCCAGCACGAGCACGGCCTGTCCGATGTAGGGGCGCACGGTGTTCACGAAGTAGTCGGCTTCGGCAGTCGGGTTGCCGCCGCCGGCGTAATGGTAGAAGCCCAAGCTCTTGCCGCGCTGCCGCACGCACTGCGCCTGCCGGGTCATATAGCCGTTGGTGAAACCGGTGCCTTGGGTGGCTTTGACGACGGCGAAGTCGTAGGAGGCGGTGCAGGTCACGTTCGGTGTCTGCCAGCCGCTCACGTCGATGCCGTGCATGTCGGCGATCGCCAACGGTACGGCCATGCATGCGATGAGTATCGCCGCGAGTATTGCCGCGAATCGTTTCCTGAGTTTGGGCATGATGATGCCCCTTTCTCCCGGAACGAGGAACGCCCCGCTGTGGTGCGGGGCGTTCGTCCGGAGTTGTGTTGTGGGTTTATTGGTAGTTCCAGTGGTTGGTGTCGAGTCGCTGCCGATAGTCGTCTTCGAGTTGCCTCAGGCGTATGCGGCCGGGGCCGTTGCCGCCGAGGCGCGTGTATTCACGTCCGGCGTCGAGCTGGTGCTCATGCTGCATGCGGTTGGTGGTGGATTGGAACAGGGATTGGCGGTAGATCTCGAGTTCGAGTCGGCGGATGGTCGGTGAGTCGGCGATGGCCCTTTCCATGTCCCGCCGTTGGTCGAGCCGGCGTAGCAGCCATGAGACAAGAGAGGTGACCGCGCCGCTGCCGATGACTGCGCAGACAATCAGGATGATGGGGTGTGCATTCATGGTGGTCATGGCAATACTTCCATTGCAAAACGAACAACGCAGGTGAATGCCGGCGAGCATACGTTGGGAAAGTCAGACGAGCTGATGAGATGCAGGTTGTATGTTGTCTGAGATTGCGTCTCGTCGAGGAACTCGACTCGCACGTTACCTGTGGATTTGATGGTCGTCACTCTGACACCCACGTGGGTAAGCCCGTCTGCAAAGCTCGTGATGGTCTTCAGCATCGGGACTGCGAACAGACAGGTCGTAACGCTGCTTTCGAAACGGTAGTTCTCTGAGAGCACCGTGATTTCAACCGGACCAGTGATAGTGGATTCATAGTTCATATTCGGCGTAAACGTGATGATGGGATCATAGAAGGATCCACGGCCGCTGTATCCGAGGACTGTCACGGTGTCGAAGGGTGAGGCATACTCACCTATCCGTGAGTACCAGCGTCCTCTGTCTTTCATATAGATGGAGCCATCGGAGAGCACACCGATTCCACCACTGGGTCTAACGATGCCAGCCTTTTTGGCGGTCGCCACCGGCACGTTGCTCACGTCACCAGGGTCGCCCTTCGGGCCAGGATCGCCTTGGACTCCCTGTTTGCCGCGTGGCAGGCCGAGGGCCACGATCATGTCGCCATTGCCGTCTGTGCTTGTGGAGACGGTCGGGGTTGCGGAGTCCAGAGCAGTGGCGGTGATCTGACTGATCTTGGTGCCGCGTGGGATGCTCAAGTTGAGCTTGCGCTGCCAGCCGCTACCGGTCAGTGTTGCACTGGCCTTCTTGGCGGGCGTGAGCGTGGCGACGGTGCCCATGGTGATCGCTGCGGTGTCGATCAGGTTGTGGGCGTCATCGATGATGCCGTGCAACTCCTTGAGTGGATCGGCGAGTTCCGCCGCCTTCGGGTTCAGGCGGGACGGTTCCACAAGCACGGGGATGCTTCGGCTGGCGATGACGTTGCCTTCGGCATCCTCGATGTCCAGACCCAGCACGGTGCGCTCGCCCGCCTGTTGCAGCAGGGCGCGTGGCACAGGCGCGGTGAAGGTGACCTGACGCACGCCGGTCGAGTTGTCCGTGTTCGTCTTCACGGTCATCTTCCTGTACCCTCCGGCGCTCGCCGGATCGGTAGGGTCGCGGTTCCATGTGAGTTGCGCGGACAGTCCGTTGAGGTCATCGACGTCGTTGCCGCCGTCTGTGATGTTGAATTTGAGGATGCGTCCGTTCACGTCGCCCGCGTTGAGGCGGATGGGCGGGGCGTAGTCGTCGGCGAGGTCGAGCGTGGCCTCGATGGTGCGGTACTTCTCAATCTCCATGAACGGTTTTCCTTACTGTTTGACGAATGCGCCGTTCTCGAACACGTAGGTGCCGGACGGGTCGGCCAGGCTGATCCGCTCGCCCAGTGTGACGGCAAGGTTCCCGTGCCTGAGCGTTGTTTCCGTGGCGTTTTGCCGGACTGCCTGGCTGAGGTTGCTGGCGGTGACGTAGGCCTCGTCCCAGTCGTCTTTGCCGAGGGTGACGTCCATGCTGGCCGTATCCCATGCGTTTTGGCGTTGCGATACGGTCTGGGCGGCATCGGCCCATGTGTTCTTGTTGTCCTGCACGAGCCGGCTGGTCTCGCTCCATTCGCCGCTGTTCGCACTCACCGTTTCGGCCGTGGCATCCCACTGCGGTTTGCCTTCGGTCATCGCCGCCGTGGTGCCGTTCCATGCGTCGGCGTGCTGGTTGATGGCGGAGGCCGCCGCATCCCAGTCCGCTTGTCTGGTGGTGACCGTTTCGGCGGTGTTGGCCCAGCCGGTTGCATTGGTGTTGATTGTGGTGGCGGCGTCGTTCCATTGGGTTGCATTGTCCACGACGGTTTGAGCCACCTGGTCCCATTTGCCCGCGTTCTGGCTAATCTGCTGGCTGCTGGTGTTCCATGCGGCCGATTCGGCCACCACCCGTTCCAGGCGCTGCTCGGCGGTCCGGTTGGAAACGGTGAACCGTTCGATGATGTTGCCGATCGTGACGGTCGTCGATGCGGGGTCAAGCAGGTTCTCCTCAAGCTGGAGCACGCGGCCCGCCAGCCGCAGGTCGGGTGTGAAGGTCGTATCCACGAGCAGCACCCTGTCGCCAAGGCCCACGCCTCGCAGGTCGGTGCCCGATTCTGCGAAGGTCTGTACGTCGGCTTCATAGCTGACCGTGGGCATGCAGCGCCGTTGGAGCTCCGCCTTGGTCTCCGCCAGCAGTTGCGCCTTGTCCTCGCAGTCTCCGTTCTCGTAGATGCCTTCGGCGGGATGGATCGTGGTAGTGGTGGCCATGGTGAGGGTCACGTCATCCACATACATGGTGCCGGTGGGGTTCTCGATGTAGATGCGGATCGTGCTGCACTTCTGATGGGTGGTGAACCGCCATGTGGTTCTCGTCCACCCGCCCGTGTTCACGGGGTCTGCGAGCGCGATGTCGCTTGATGGGTACACGTTCACGTTCTGTGTGATGCGCACCTTGGCGGTGGCGTTGGCCGCGCCGTGGGTTCGCATGGTGAGCTGGTATTGGGTGCCGCCTTTGACGGTGATGGGATCGTAGATGGCGCTGCTGGCGCATGTGCTGGCGTCGGTGCCCATGCGCAGCATGACCTTGCCCTCGCATGGGGTGACAGTGCCGTCTTTTTTCACCAAGGCGTCGAGGAACGCGGTCGTGGGGATGAACAGCCAGCCTTCGCCGTAGGTTCGTTCGAAGCCGCCGCCTTTGAGCATGTTGCCGCTGATGCTGGTCTTGGGCGGGCCGGGCAGTCCCCACAGGGCCGTGGCCTGTGGATCCTCCACGTATGGCTTGCCGTTGTTGATGTCCGCGAAGTCGATGCGCCGACCGTATCCGCCTGTTTCCTCACCGTTCCCGTCTGTGGTGGGCAGGCCTTTGCCGTATCCGTAGAGGCGGGTTTTGACGCCTGTGGCGTCCACGGTGCGTGTGATGCCTTTCAGGTTGTGTCCGTACTCGAAGCGGCGCAGGCCTTCGTTTGTCTGGTCGCCTTGGGTTTTGACGAGGTTGACGGCCCGATCCGTGATCTTCATGTGGGACGGATCCATGAGGTAGCTGGCGGTGACCTCCAGCCCGTATTTGGCTGCGATCGATTCGACCGCCTGCAATGCGGAGACGTGGTAGAAGCTCAGGTCGAGCAGGGTGCCGTCATCGTCCACGACGCCGACCGCCCAACGGGTGCCCTCCAGTGCTTTTCGCAGGCATTGCGTGGCGGTGGCGTTGCGGTTCCGTCTGTCCTCGATGAATGTGTCATCAAGCTCTTGGATGCTGCCTTTGCATACGAGGCTGGTGATGATGCGCTGGTTCTCGCGACGGTGTTCCGGGGAGACGACGATGGTCTCCTGCAGCTTGCCGCGCGGATCCGTGAACACGATCCGGTCGCCCTTGCCGATGCCGGTTTCGCCCACGCAGGTCAGTTCGAGGCTGCGGGTGCCGTCCACGCCGCTGGTCCATGTCGCTTCGGTCACGCCTGTAGGTTCTGGTTTGGGCGTATCCCACCGGTCGAAGCATGCGAAACGCACGGGGTTCCTCCCTCCGTTGCTATATGAGCCACTGCGGCGTGTAGGTGATGTATTGCGAATACTTCTTCACGTTGGTTTTCGGTGACAGTGACGCGCTGAATGTGGCGGGGCCGGGCGGCATGCCGGGATAGTCATCGTCGATGGCTATCGGGATCGGCTTGCCCTGCCATGTCGTCTGTCGGTTTTCGCAGTCGAGCAGCAGTTCGTGCGGTTCGTCCCACAGGCCGGCACCTTTGAGCGTGCCGTATGCGCGTACCCGTTGGCCGTTGACGGTAAGCGTGTGCGTGACGCTTTCCGGGGTCACGTCGTCCACCTTCTCGTCGACCAGCTGGTGCAGCACGGGATGTGTGGGGCGGTTGCCCCGGATGCTCGCGTGCATGGTCTTGCCGTCCAATGGCAGGTCGATGCGTTGGGTTGGCCCGTAGGCGCATGGTTCCGCGTCCAGCGTGAGTTCGCAGACGCTCCACCGCAGCAGGCCTGCCGCGTCGTGGTGATCCTCCCATGCGCCCGTTGAGAGCCTGCCGTGGAATTCGCCGAGGTTGGTCAGTCCGCCGATGCGGACGTTTCGGCCATTGGCTCCGCCGACCAGCGTCTTGGCCTCCTCGATCTCCATGGGGTCGCCTGTGGCGGCGATCCGCATGGTGATCTCGCGGCGGCCCAACGCCGGATACCCATACGGATCGTCCAGCGTCATGTCCCAGCCGCCGGAACGGCCCGGAGCCGTTTGGAACATGGTGACGGGTTTGGCGTCGTCGATGCTGATGCCGTCGGCCAGCGTGAACACCGCGTAATCGGACAGTGGTTTGCCGTCGATGCTGATCCGGCTCCTGTCGAGCCGGAGTCCCCGGATCCTATGCGTGTTCGCGAGCATGCTAGTAGCCTCTTGCCTTCCTGTTGCCGAGTGCCTTGTCGATGGCGGGCGCGAGCTGGCCGGCCATCACGCCGGAATCCAGCAGCAGCCGCATGGCGGGCATCGACTGCAACGCCTCGCTCACCGCGTCGATCACATCGTCCTTCGACAGGCCGCGTTCCGTGGAAGGGGTGCCGCCTGCGGCCGGAGTGTCCTTGATGTGTTGGGCTTGCATGGTGTGTTCCATGCCGACTTGGGCGTCGAGGTTGAACATCCGGCTTGCGGTGGCCTGATCGAACGCCTGATAGGCTTCGCCGGCGAGATTGGTCGCGGCCTTGGCCACGAGCGTATCGGTGCGGGTGATGCCGTTGGCGAGTCCCCGGCCGACCATGAGACCCACGGTGTCGCGCATGAGCTTGGACGGGGATGCGATGCCGAAGAAGCTCTTGACCGCGTTCCAGGCGTTCTTCGCCAGTCCGATGATGGCGTCCTTGATCGCGCCTCCCGCGTTCATCAGCCCGTTCTTGATGCCTTGGATGATGTTCCATCCGAGACCTCCCCAGTCCACTTGGGTCAGTCCGTCCCAGATCGCGGCGATGATCCTGGGCAGTGCGGCGATCAGTTCGGGTATGGCCTTGATGATGCCGACGACGAGACGGCCCAGCAGAACCAGACCGGTTTCGATGATCTGCGGCAGGTGCTTGCCGATGCCGTTGACGAATCCGCTAATGATTCGGGGCAGGGCCGCGATGAGTTCGGGCAGTGCGCGAATGATGCCGTCCACGAACTTCAGCAGCAGATCCACGCCTGTTTCGAGGATTTGGGGCAGCATGCGGATGATGCCGTCGGTGAAGCTCGTGATGATACGGGGCAACGCCTCCGTGAGTTGCGGTAGCGCGTTGATGATTCCCTCGACGAATCTGGCGAGCAGGTTGAGTCCTGATTCGATGATTCGGGGCAGGTTGTCCGCCACGCCCTGGACAAGGGTGGTGACCATCCGCATCGCCGCGGGGATCAACGTGGGCAGCGCGTTGGCGATGCCGTCCACCAGCGTGGTCAGCAGCATGGTGGCGACGGCCAATAGTTGGGGCAGGTTCGCGGTGATGCCCTGGATCACGGACGTGAGCAGTTGCAGGCCGGACTGCATGAGCGTCGGCAGCTGTGCCGCCGCCCACGTCTGGAAGCGGCTGATGTATCCGGGCAGGGTGACGGTCAGGAACTCGGTGACCATGGTCGCGAGTTGGCCGCCAAGGCTCGTGTTCAATGCGCCGAGGGCCACGACCAGAGCACCCAGTATGGCTGCGATGCCGAAGTATTTCAGGAAGTTGGCGGGGTTGAAGAAATTCGAGAACAGGGTGCCGATGCCGTTCAATCCGGCCTGTATCGGCGCGGCCAGCGTGGTGCCGAACCCTTGGAACGCGGTGGAGAACGCGCCGGTGACCGGTGCGAGGAATCCTCCCACGCGGCCCGCCAGCGCCTGGAACGGGGCCGTCATCCTCGCGCCGATGCCGCTGATGCCCTGTTGCAAAGGCAGGTAGATTTTGCTGTCGAACAGGCCGACCATTGTGGTGCCGATGTCGCCGAGCCCGGTTCTGGCGCGGTTGGCCATCATGCCGAAGACGCCGCCGAAGTTCGCGTCGATCAGGCCCATCGCATTGCCCCAACGGGTGCCGAGATCCGTGAACAGACCGCCCGCGCCGGAGACGACGCCTCGGATCTTGCCCATGTTGCCCGACACCAGCGAAACCAGCGCTCCGCTGGCATTGCCCGCCGTGGTGAACACGTCGAGGATCTGCGGGCCGAACTGGCCGAGCATCGTGAATCCGCCGAACGCGCCGACCAGCAAGCCGACATGCTTGGCGATGTCTTGGATGGTGATCGAGCTGTCCGCCATGCCGTCGGCGAAGCGTTGGATCCACGGGGTCACGGTCTTGACCGCGTTGGAGAGTTTGGTGCCGAGCCTGTCGGCCAGCGGCTGCAACGCGCCGTTCACCTTGTCGATGGCCGGGGTGAGCACGTTGAACGTGTCGCGGAGCGCGTTCAGAGCCGGTGTCGCCGCCTTCTGACCCACACGGCTCAACGCGGCTCTCACGTTGGCCATAGCGCCGGAGAAGGTTTCGCCGGCCGCCAAAGCGGATCCGCCGAGGTACTTGTCCAACGCGGTGGCGAACGTCTGGAAGTCCACCTTGCCCTTGGACACCATCTCCGACACATCCTGCGTGGAGACGCCCAGCTGGTCGGAGAGAGCCTGCAGCACAGGCACGCCGCGCGAGGTGAGCTGGAGCATATCGTCGCCCTGCAGCTTGCCTCGGGCCATCACCGATGTGAAGATCGCACCCGCATCCGAGAAGCCCATGCCGGCGATCTGCGCCGTGTCTCCCACGGTCTTGAGCACCTGCGTCAGCTGTTCGCCCGGCTTGATACCGCTGGCGACGGCCGCTGCGGCCACGCTTGCGGCCTCGTCCAACCCGTAGGCGGTGCCCTTCACCGCCATGTTCGCGTTCGCCATGATTTCGCCGATGGCCTCGGCGGAATGGCCCAGACCCTTCAGTTTGGCCTGCGCGTTCTCGATGTTCAGGGCGCGGGCGAAACCGCCCTTCGCGGCCAGGGCCGTGATGCCGCCGCCGATGGTGGTGATGGCACCGAGTCCGACCTTGCCGATTTTGCCGAAGCCGGTGATGGCGCTTTTGGTTACGCCGGTGAGCATGCCCGCCAGACGTGTGCCGCCGGTTTTCGCGCCGGCGGTCAGACCGTCGCCGAGTTGGGAGCCCAGCCTGGATCCGGCACCGGCGGCGTCGATTCCCCTGAGCTCCCTGTTGAAGGTGGAACTGAGGTCTTTGAATCGGGGAACGATGTCAACCCATGCCGTGGCGAGCGATGCCATCGTCGTTCCCTCTCTCTTCGGTTATGCTCCGCTAGCCGTTCTCGGCCGGTTCAGGTAGTCGCGCAGGGACTGTTTGTCCATGCCGGCCAGCTCGCCCTTGCGCACCACGCTGCGGCGGTTCGGATCATTGGCGGAGATTCCGGGCGGCTGGATGGGCTTTGGCTTCCCACGGCCTTTCTGACCGTCCTTGGTCTTCGCCCAGACGAGCCATCGCAGCGAGTATTCGATGCTGCGCATCCAGAAGTCGATGGGCTTCCATGCCATCCGCCTGTCCAATGCCGTGGCGAGCGGGGTGCCCGGTTCGCAGTTGGCGGCGATCAGGTAGATGTCATGCCATGACAGCAGTGGGCGTCCCAGCCATCTGAGCCGGACGCCCGCTTTGATTAGTTCGTATTCGAGTTCATCTCTGTGGTTGTCGATGAGCCACAGGACGGCCGCTAGTCTTTTGGGTTCCCGGTCCACGCCTCGATGAAGTCGTTCAGCTGCTGCGGGTGCAGTTTGTCGAGTTCCTTGCGTGCCTCTTCGGGGAACAGGTCGTAGAACGCGTCGATGTCGCCGGCGGTGATGCGCCGCAGGTCGCCCAGGGTCAGCCCGTCGGACGACTTGACCTCGTAGCGGGTCTTGGATCCGGGGAACTGCACTTCGACGGTTTCGGTGCCTTTCGGCTGATAGTCGTTGATGATGATTGCCATGCTCGTGTCTTTCATGCTTCGATGTCGTGTCCGGGGAGAAGGGGTCGCCCATGCCGCCGGATGCGACGGAGGTTTCGGCATGGGTGCGTGGTCTGTTTACTGTTTCGCCGTTTTGCTGGTTCTGGTTCGAGTCGTCGCCTTGGCGGCCTTGGCGAGTGAGGGGACGGTTCCGTCGTCGAACGCCGGGGCGTCCGCCTGCGCCGGCGTGCTGCCGGTTGCGATGTGGGCGATGTACTCGTAGGCGGTGTTGCCCTGCGCGTCGGGTAGCGCGTTGATGGTCGGCGTGTAGGTGATCGGATCGCCGTCGGTGTACTCCACGTCGTCGAGTTCGCCCATCTTGCCCTGCGGTACGACGATGCGCTTGACGCGGTTGTTCGTCATGGCGAACTCGAACACGAGCAGCAGGAGCGGGCCGTCCTTGCCGTTGTGCTTGACCGCGATGGTCTTCTTGTCTCCCTCGCCGGCGACGGTCACGTTGTCCGGGCCGTATACGAGCGAGAGCGTGTCCTCGGTGGTCTCCAGCATGCCGAACTGGAAGCTTTCGGCCCGTGAGGTGACGACGCTCAATACGCGGTCGCCGCCGAACGCGTTGATGTCGCTGGTGTCGGAGTCGATGGTGTTGGTGACGCCGTCCTCGCTCAGGTAACCGCCGTCGCGCAATGTGTCGGCGAGAGGGGTGGTTGCGTCGGTAGGTACGGTGGCTTGGCCGGATACGGCCCACCACATGCCTCCCGCGTATCGTCCGCCCTCGCCGTGCGGTTTGCCGACTGACACGTTCAGGGAATCTGGGGTGCCCATGTGTCTCCTTCCTTGCCGCTGTCAGGCGGCGTCGTATTTGTGGACCGTCAGTTCGACGGTGATCTGGTATCTGGGTGTCGATTCGTCCAGGGGGAAATTGATGGTGCTTTGCACGTCGATGCGGGCGACGTTCGGGAGCTGCCATGCCCGTTCGAGCACGGTTTTGGTCAGGTCGGCGAGCTGCGCCGCCTTGACGCGGGATCCGGCCCAGCATTGGATGGCGAGCATCGGGGTGTCGATGAGCTTGGTTTCGCCGCCGCCCACCCGTTCGATGGTGATGAACCGTTCGGGGTGCTGCGGGGGCGCGTCAAGGCTGACCGGGATCCCGTCAAGTTCGGACTGCTTGGACAGCCATTGCGCCAACTGGGTTTCGGTGTTGGGCATCAGCCGCCGCCCCGCAGTGCCTTCAACAGCGTGTTGTGCTTGGCGTTCGACCGTTTCGTATGCAGATCGGTGGTTTTGACCATGCCGTGCGCACGGGGTTTCGAGCCGGATCCGACGATCGCGTCGCCGACGTATCCCTTGGCGTTGTGCATGCCGTTGGCCGTCGAAGCCACGCGCTTGGCTTGTTGGTCGATTTCGTCGAGCACGCCGGAAGAGGTCAGTACCTCGGTCATGCCCTTGCGATGGGTCTGTATCCTGATGTTCGCCATGTTCAGCCGTCGCTTCTCGTCACCGGGACGGTCATGTTCCATTCGGTCGGAGTCATGCCGCCATCCACGGGCAACGGATCCCCGACCACCTTGTAGGGGTGGCCGCGCACGACGATGGTCTGTCCTCGCAGCGCATCGCCTTTGTAGCCGCGCGGGAAATACAGGTTGGCGTCGATTCGGACGCCGTCCGGCCGGTTGGAGTCGCCGGAGTTCTCACCGTTCGGGGCTCCGACAAGCACGTTGCCCACGGGCTCCGGCTTCGTCTCGTAGACTGGGTTGTTTCCCTCGTCCAGACCGGTCTGCTCTCTTCGCATCACGGTGACGGTCTCGCCCTTCATCGGCTGCCTCCGGCCATGTCCAGATGGAAGGCGTGCGGCACGCCCACGCCCAGACGGGCTTTCTCCGCTCGGGTCAGGTAGAGATCGCCCATCGGGTTGCTGTAGGTGAACGATTCGCTGAAGCTGCCGGCTGTCTGCTGCGCGTTGGTCACGCCGAGATGGTCATCGTCAACGAGCATCTTGCGGATCACCATCGCGCAGACAATCGTCTTGAGTGTGCGTTCGGATGCCTCCGCCCATCGTGGGCAGGTGTCCACGATGATCTGCGTGGCATCCTCCAGCAGCGTGGACGCGGTCTCCCGTTCCGCCGCGCTCAGGGTATGCCATCGTTTCTCGACGTCCCCGTAGGCGGCGAACGGTTCGACCGGTGCCGTCGATGTCACTTGGCGGCCTTCGCGGCGCGGGCCGCGCTGCCGGTCTTGAGCACCGTGAGCGCCTTCGGGTTCAGAATCGCGAAGGAGAACATGGCTTCGGAGCGGTATGCCACCTGATTGGATCCGGCCAGATCCACACCGGTGTTGTCGGGGTCGCCGTAGGGAATCACTTCGGCGGTGATCGGTCGGACGAGTCGCCAGCGGATCGTGGTGAAGTCGCCCATGAAGGCGAGCACGTTCGTGGCGGTGGCCGCGTATTCGCCATCGACCGTGGTGGACGTGGATGCGGGGATGCCGTCGATGGTTCCCGCGTTCAGGCTCAACGGGATCTCGGGGAACTGGCGTGCGCCGGTCGCGCTGACGCGCAGCTTGCGCAGCGTGTTGGCGAACACGCGGGACAGGGCGATGCCGTTGATGTTGACCTTCAGGAGCTGGTCGGTCATCAGATCGAGGTTGGAGAGCGCGTCAGCCCCGGCGGTCACCTGTGTGGCCTCGCCGGACAACGCGGTGTAGCCGGCAAGGGCCTCGCCGGATGCGGGGTTCACGGCGTGGTAGACGACGTAGTCCAGCGCTTCGCCCAACGCCGCCGCCTGGTCGGCTTGGATCGCGTCGAGGATCTTCAGCTGGTCGTCCTCGTCCGCCCACTGGAGCTGCTTGCTGACGCGGGTGGTGCACTGGACGGTGAACCGCTTGCCTTCCTTGGGTGTGATGGGCTGTTCGTAGCCGCCCTTCTTCGCGCCCTCGGCCACGACCTCGGCCCTCGCCTTGCCGTTGAACACGTTGTACTTGTCATCCAGGAAGCCAAGCTTGTCGGCCGGGCTGAGCGTGGCGATGGTGCTGGTGTCGTGCGCCTTGTCCACGACGGCGAGGGATACGTCGGTGGGCAGGGTCACCTGATTGGTTTGCAATGCTGCCATAGTGGTGTTGTCTTCCTTCCATGGGGGTCAGTTGGTGCCGAACAGCTGCTTGAGCAGCAGCGTGTTCGGGTTGTCGTTGCGGGATTTCGTCTTCGGGGTGCCGGAGGGGTTGGGGACGGTCGGGGCGGTGGGCCTGCCGATCGTGGACAGGTAGGATTTCAGGGCTTCGGCGTGCGCGTTGATCTCCTCTTCGCTGTCGCCTCGAATCAGATCGGCCGGGATGCCGGTCGCCTTGGCGGCTGTGTTCCTCCAATCGAGCCGCTGCTGTGCGGTCTTCATGTCGGCGAGCGCCTTCTCGGCGGTTTCGGCGCGTTCGGTGAGCTTGCCCACCGCTTCGCCGCTGGTTTTCGCCTTGGTCTCCCACTCGTGGGAGGTGTTCACCGCGTCGTGGTATTTGGCCTCCCAATCGACCTGTTCGCTGTTCTCGTTTGCTTCGGGATCCGGCGGCTGTGCGCCGCCTCCTTCAACGGGCGGCGCGTCCACCGTTCGGATGCGCCTGGGGTACCGTGGCTGCCACGGTCTGAACATGGTTTCATCTCCAATCAGCCCGTCAGGGCATAGAAAAAGCCCCTATGAAGGGGCTTGGTGTCGATCGTTTTGTGGGTCAGCGGAGGTTTCCGTCCGCCTTTCTGAAGAATTCGGGGTGCTGGCGGCGCATGATCGCCGCGAGACTGTTGAGGTTGTTGGGATTGCCCGGCTCGTAGGTGTGGGTTCGCCGTTTGCCGTTCCTCTGCGTGATGGTCACCGTGTACGGCGATACATTGCCGGCCGCCTCCAGCAGCAGCGGATTCACATGCCGGTTCTCCAGGACGTCGCGGGCCTGACGGTACATCCGCTCGTAGGAATCGGGGTCGTAGCCCTCGATATGGTTCGAGCCCTTGCCCCATTCGGGCACAATCTCGCAATCGCAGTCGTCGTGGAAGTCATGGTCGGCTCCGGCGGTTTCCGCGCTGGCATAGACGTAGCCGCGCCCCGCCAGCATGAGGCAGAACGGGCAGGTGCGCTCGCCGGATGGCACACGGGCATAGCCAGGTTTGCGCGGATCGCGTTGGGCGTTGGCTTGTATGGTCAGCCTTCCGGGATCCTTCACGTTGCGGTCGAGGAACTTGTTCGCCCACCTGAGAAACTTATCGGGATCCGCCGGCGTGCCATCGGGCTTGTCGAACAGTAGCCCCGCATTCGCGCGGATGATGCCGCGAGCCGTTTCGTCATCGAACCCGTTGACTGGCTGCGCCTCGAAATCGCCGTCGAACCACCGTTGCCACAGTTCGTCGTACCATTGCGCGGCGGCGACGGAACCGACGTCGCCGTATTTGCGGCACAGCGCCGGCAGCAGGTCGAGCAGGATGTCACGCTGCCGGGCCGGCGGCAGTCCCTCCAGTTCCATCCACAGACGCCCCAGTTCCCGCCGGGCCAGTTGCACCGCTTGGGATTGCGCCTTGCCCAGTCGGGCCACGTCCGCCCGCGTCACCATCGCCATCAGCGCCTCCGCTCTTGGTCAGCATGTCCAGCACGCTTCGCGCCTGGTCGCGCGTGGCCTCGCTTCGCAGTGATGCGATCTCGTCGTTGGTGAGCCCCAAACGGCGCAGGCCGACGACGCTGTTCGCATAGGACTCGTTCACGCCGCTGATCTTCACATAGGCGTCGGCGCGGGCCGCGTCGGAGATCTCACGGGTCGGCATCCACACCGGCCTGGCAGTCTTCAGATCGGCTGGCGGCTCGTTCAACCCGTCGCGCAGGCACACGGTCATGCGCAACAGCCGCTCCAGCTGCAAACCGAACAGGCGGTTCTGCCTATCAGCCTCGCGGGTGAGCTTGCGTTCGGCCGCCGCCATCGCCTCGGCCGACGTGGGGTTATCGAGCGTGATGCCCAGATTGTCGGCCGGAAGGTTCGTCTCCGAAGCCACCACCAGCGCGATGGTCCTCAGCATGTCGCTGTGCGGCTGCATGGAAGCCTGGCTGATCTGGTGCAGCTCCGGGTTCCGCCCGTCGATGTCGCCGTCGATCGCGTTGATCGCCGACACCAGCGAGGACCACGTGTCCTGGTTGAACGCGTCCTCAGGCGCTCCAAGAAACCACAGTTTGGGAACGCTGTAAAACTCGGCGCTCGCCTCCATGCGCACCAACGTCCTGAATCCCATATCGGTCAGCGACATCAACGGCCGCGTGATGCGGGCGCGTCCCAGAGGGCGCGACAATTGGGGGTCGCTGACGAACGGCACCGCCGTGGGTTCCGGCCAGTTCGTCACGATCAGCCTGGCCTGCCAGCGGCCACGGTCGTTGCGTGCGACGGCATACACCTTGTTCGGCAGGAACACGTTGAACGCGGTGATGCGCCCTCGGCTGGTCGCGTCGTTGATGGTCAGCACGGCGGCGAGCCTGTTGTGCCGGCCATCCCAGATCGCGGCGCTGTATTCGGCGCTGCGCGGCGTGACGATGATGCCCTCGTCGTCCTTCGTGACGGTCAGGAACGCGCATCCGTGCATGTACGCGGAAACGATGGTCTGCGGTATCGCCAGCTCCAACGAGGTCTCGTCGGTCAGCTCGCCGACTCCATGCGGGTCGGCCCCGCCCAGATCCCATCCGTCGAACACGCTCAGGTCGGCGAGCGTCCTGACGGACTTGGCGGGCCATCCAACGCACGCGCTCACGTTCGCGCGGATCCTGTCGGGGATGCTGATGCCGAAGTCCTTGAACCGGTAACGGGCGAAGTAGTAGCCGCTGCGGATCAGATTGTAGGGGTAGCGGTCTCGCCATACCTTGCACAGGGCACGAATCATCGGCATGTCCTCGGAGTCGACGCCGTCGATGCCGGTCGCGCCGAGGCTGTTCACATCCAACGGCCGTCTGACCGCCGCGCTCCAGATGCCCTCGTCCGTCATATCCGAATCCCTTCTAATGCATGACGTGCTGTCGCCTGTTCGGGTTGCGCCGCGTCATCCAGGCTCCCTGCAAAGCCATCGTGCAGGCCACCAGCGGTGAGATGTCGATGTCCGACCCGGTTTTATTCCAGCCGAACGCCCCGCTTTTGCCGATTGGCCTCGTGGTCACATTCGCCACGGCCACGGCCAGTTGCGGCTGGTCCTCATCGGGCAGGTGGTGCAGGGTGCCGGCGGTCAGCATGTCCAATACGCGGCCGCAGGCCTGGCCCATGCCGTTGGTGGTGTTCACCATGACCCTCACGCCCCGCGACTTCAAATCGGGCAGTAGCACCATCGCGGGGCTTTGCGCGTCGATGACCACGGCGGCGGTCCTCGGCCAGCGTTCCGCGATCCAATCGGCCGCCCATGCGGTGCCGTATCGTTTCGTGTCACGGTATTCGGCCAGTTCGATGTGGGCGCTGCGGTCTGGGTATTTCATGCAAGCGCCGATGGCGAGTGCATTGCGATCCGGGGACATGTCGATGCCGAATGACGTGACGCCGCCGTCCGCTCGCACGGGCACAGCGCCGTTCGCCCACAGTTGCGGGTCGATGGCGGTGGAGACGGTGGTCTCGTCCCATATGCCCAGACCTTCGCGCCGGAACGAGTCTTCCCCGAGGTTCTTTTTCATGCGCAGGATGGCCGCCTCACCGGTGCGATGCGGGTACGAGGGATTCGCTACCGCCCACTGTCTGCGGTCATCGCCGTCTGCATCCCTGTCGGCGCTGAACTCCACGTACAGCATGTCAGCGCTGTCGCCCTTCAAGGCCTCGCTGCGGCGCGTGGAGAATACCTCGGACGGATCCGACGGCTTGGGCGGCGTGCCCATGTAGATGATCAGCGGGTTACGCGCCGCGTTCGTCGCAGGGATCATATCGTCCAATGCGCGTTCGGTGAGGATCTGCGCCTCGTCGAACACCTCCACGTCCACGCTGTCGAATCCACGGCCAAAACCGTTCTCGCGGGCACCGAACATGACGCGGGAACCATTGATGAACACGATCTCCTGCTGACCGTTCGCCCGACGCGGCTCGCCATCGACGAACCGGCTGATGGCCTTTTGCTGCACGAGTGCGCACATGAACTTGAACGTCTCATCGCTCGTGCGCGTCCTATGAGCCGTCCAGAGCACCTTCAGTGGGTAGTCGTTCAGGATGCACAGCATGACGATCATCGTGCCGATCAGAAACGTCTTGCCCACCTGACGACAAATGCTGATGACCACGCCGCCGATACCGGCCGCATACACGCCATCGGAGGTCTTGCCGAGAATGCAACGGCCCAGCAGCCTCTGCCAGCCGTCATACTCGATGCCGCACAGTTTCGCCTGCGCCTCGACCTTCGGCCAGCCAGTCGTCACTATGCCTTCGGGCAGAACGACATGCCGGGCAACGTCGGAGAGCTTGCGCCGGTCGGGCCGTATCTCAGATCTCGCTCGGGTCGAACGGTTCATCCTCCACCTCCGTCGCGGTCGGCGCACGAGCCCCGCCGTTCTCGGATTCAAGCCGTTCCAGTTCCCGACAAACCTCCAGCATGCGGCGACTCAAAGACGCAAGATCCCTGGGAGGGGTGTCTGGATCGAACACGGCAGTCTGCAAACGTGTCAACGTCTTACGCAGCATTGCCTCGTAATTGAACGGATCCGTTTTCCTTGCCGTTCGCCGTGATTCGTCTGCGGCCATAAGACACCTGTTTTCTTGCTGTGGAAAAATAAAAGGGAGAGATTTGGCCAATACTCCGGGGTAGCCGAAGTCCTGGCCGGGAGGATACCGTCCCCAGAGCGGCTTCACCAGCCTGAAGTCTTGAACGGTACGGCTGTGGACTTGAGCGCCGGAGCGCCTTTGGCCTTCTGTCTTGCCCATGCAAGGCTCTTGTCGCTTTTGAGCTGGTTACAGCAGCGATGCACCTTCTGAAGGTTGCGCAGATTCGTCGCGCTTCCGCCGCGACTTACAGGAATGATCTCGTCGACTTCGGCACTCATAGGGTCAGGCCATGGAATCGAATCGTCGATTGGCCTGTCGCAGATACCGCATGGCACCTGTTGTGTGAGCACGCGTTGTCTGGCGAGGTTGCGTGCTTGTCTGTTGATTCGTCGTGGATCTCTGTAGTTCCTGCCGTGGGGCATGCTCATTAGCCTGTATGTGGAGGGTGCCGTGATGCCGACTGGCTCAAGCTGGTGCGGATATGAGTGAGGCTTGGCGGGCTTCACGGCACCCCGGAATGAATAGGCCCCGCCGGTGAAAGGAGTAAAGGCCGACGGGGCGGAGGAGAAGTTTTTTTTAAGGTTGCCTCGGTGCTCCTTGCATTGAACGGCAACACTATCATTTTCCATGCGTTGCAATCCCGGCGCAAGCGGCGAGGGGCTTTACGGCTACTAGATATTTGATATGGCCGGACTTGTAACCGGCGGTAACGTCATCCTGACTTTATCCGTTACGGCTGGGAATCGCCGTTTACGCGCGGCTTCACGTCTACTCAATTCCCCCTCGTAACAGGTGTAACGGGTGTAACTAGAGGACATGAGATATGTGGTGATGAATGATGGTGGATAGGAACAGTTGCCGCAGTTACACCTGTTACGCCTATTGTTAATCGGTTGGGTTTCAACTATTTGACGGTAACGGGCTGTTGGGAGCGCGATGTTAGATGTTATTCGTGGATCCGTGCTTTTTTGACTGCTGCGCGCTTATCGATTGGGACTTTTTATGGTTGAGAGTCTGTAAGATGTTGAGACAGCTCCGAGATGGAGTCAGTGCTGCTGGCGTTTCCGCCATATCCGGTAACGGCTCAGGTGGATTCCCCGGCGGCACGTAGGCTGCGATTGAGAGTAAAGCAGTTCGACCACCATGGATGAGCCGGTGGTATGGCGGGCGGCGCTCAAAGCGAAGCGCCTTCAAGTCCATTCTTGAGGGCGCTTGTCTTCTTTTTATCACCATGCATGGCGTTCGGTCTGGCCGAATATGGATTCCCATAGGGCACAGGATTGCTTGGACTGCTCATCCCAGTCGGGTTCATACTTTTTGATGATGTCGTCGAAGCCGTCCCAAAGCCGGCTGATGATGTTCGGACGATCGTAGGAGCCGTTGGGTTTGACGGGGACGCTTAATGTCGTCAAGCGGTATTCATCGATGTTCTGTATGGGATGGCCGCCGGGCTCGGCGACCATGATGTCATCGCAGTACCCATACCCATCGGAATCCTTATGGAAGATTCCTACGGCAGGGTAATCGTCAAGCAGATAGAAGCAGAGTTGCACGTCAACAGTAGGCGCGTTCATGTCGCTCATCTTTGAGACCTCCAATCAAGCCCATCATACTTGTGCTTTATGTAAAACGGGTGCTTCCCGTAAAGGGAGGCACCCGTTGGTTGTCTCGTTCTCTTCTTTGGATTAGGCCACGGTGTCATACTCGGACGGATTGCCTTTGCTGTCTGGCTTGTCCTTGGCGATGGCGTCAAGTCTTGCTTGGTCAACGGCGTCCGCGACTTCGTTGAGCCTTTCTGGCCAGAGTCCCGCGTAGACGTCGAGCGTGATGCTCGCGGTGGCGTGGCCGAGCTGTTTCTGCAGGGTTTTGACGTCGGCACCACTGGCGATGGCGATGGACGCATAGGTGTGGCGGAGGCAATGGATGTTCACGCCTTCGTCCTCCATGCCGGCGTTGCGCACGCTGGGATACCAGATGCGTGTCCGCCAGTTGTGGTCGTGTATGTACCCGCCTCGTTTCGCCCTGAACAGGAACTCGTTCCTGCTTTGCCCGGCTGCCTGTTCCTTGAGCTTCGGAATCAGAGAGGCGGGTATCGCGATGGTACGGGCCTCGCCGTTCTTCGGGGTGCCCAGCTGCATCTTGCCGTTGCCGTCGTCCGACCATGTGCGGCGGATCCGCGCCTTGCGCTTAGCGAAGTCCATGTCCTGGACTTGCAGGGCGAGCGCTTCGTTGATTCGTGCTCCCGTATAGGCGAGGAATCGTATGAGCAGACCGTCCACGTCCCGGCCCTTTGCCGTCGCGGCTTCGGCGAGCAGTTCCACTTCCGGCACGGTGAGGAACACCATGTCTTCGTCTTTGGATTCGATTTTGGGCGTGTTGACCTGTTTGGCGGGATTCTCGCGGATCCATTTGTTGGTGATGGCGTACTCGAACACCGCCGCCATAACGACCTTGACGATGTTGCGGATGCTGCTGGGGCTGAGTGGCCGTGGCTTCCGCTTGCCGGGCAGCTCGGCCACGTATCCGCCTTTGGAGAGCTTGTTCACCCATGCCTGGAGCTCCTTGGGTGTGATTTCGCGCAGCGTCTTTCCGCCCCATGTGGGGTTGATGTACACCCTCAGTTCGCGTTCGTAGCGGCCAAGCGTGGACGGTTTCACATCCAGCTTGGTTTCGATCCACTGGTCGGCCACGTCGCAGAACAGGCGTTGGTCGGCGTTCGGATCGACGTACCTGCCGCGTCGGATGTCGTCTTCGAGTGCGGCTTGGAATTCCTCGGCGTCGCAGAGCTTGTCGAATGACTTGGTCTTGGACTGCTTGGTGCCGTCGGGTTTGATGACGAACCAGCGGCAACGCCAGCGCTTGCCCTCTCCGAATCGTTGCGAACGCCATTTTTCGGGTACGCGGGCCTTCTTTGGGTCGCGTGCGTTGGCGAGGCTCCGTCTGGCCGTCGCCGAGGGAGGGGTGCCGTCGTCGGCGTCTTTAAGCCACAGGTCGTCGATGCTTACTCGTGCCATGACGGTCGCTCCTTCCTATGCGTGGATCATTTTGCAGGGTTCGGCTACGCCTTCGAGGATTTCCTGATAGTCCTTGATGAGCCCGACCGTGACTCCGAGTTCTTCGGCGATCCGGTAGGGGCAGGCCTCGTATGCCTGTTCGGCGTTCGCGTAAGCCATCGGGCTGATAAGACGTAGGGCGGTTTCGCGCCGGGTTTTCTGTTCCTCGGCTTCGTGTCCCATGAGCTGGGCGATGCCATCGCGCCAGTGTTCGGCGTGGATGATTTCGTGTTGCAGGGTGACGAGTTTCTGGCTGTCGGTTAGACGCTCGTCGAGGGTGATTCTGCGCTGGTTGTGTTGATAGCTCCCCAATCTGTCGTCATTGATGGTGGTTTCGACTACTTGCAGTCCCATTCCTTGGGCGATGCGAAGCAGGTCGTGGTAACTGTTCAACCGTTTCCCTTCTCTGCTGGTTGGCTGTCAGTCGATTGGCGTGTTCATTTCCTGTTGCTTGTTGTGGTCGGTGTACGCGGCGGTGTCGTAGTCGCTTTGCACCGTGTGCCCGGTGATTTTGGCGAGCTGCTGCGCCGCGCTGAGGTACGCGGTGCCGGTGGTCGCGGCGGGCGTCGTTGTGATGGGGGTCTGTGTGGTTGCGGCTGGTTTCCTTTCGGTGGCGTACAGGGTGAAGTCGTATACCTTGCCGTCGCGTTGGAAGCTGCCGTGGGTGATTTCGGCCTTCGGGTCGTGAGACATGAGGTCTTCGGACACTTTCTCCAGAACGCTCTCGTAGCCTTCCGGGACGTCCCCGTCGCGGAGTGCGTCGAGTATGCGGAGGCGGAGTTCGCTTTGCGCTTTGGCGTATTCGGGTGTGGCGAGTTCCGCGTTCGCGTAGCCGAAGCTGCCATGGACTTGGCTTTCGTATTCGTTGCGGACGTCGTCGATTCCTTTGTCGGGGTTGTGTTCGACGTACTGGGACAGCGCCTCTATCTCGCGCAGCGCGATGACGGGATCCGTGTCGCATTCCTTGGAGAGGATGATCAGTTCGCTGATGCGGACCGCGCCTCGCGACGCGTTCACGATGTCGCGCATGCGGCTGTACTTGACTTTTCCGCCGGTTTCGCGGTCGATGACAAGCATTGATTTCGGCGCGTGTTCGAGCATATACCCGACCACGACGCGGGAGGCCATGTCATATGAGGAGTCGTATGCTTTCATGCCTCTCATTGTTGCATCATGTCAAATACGACATGCCGCATTTGCGAAACAAATTCGTCAATTGCGTAATGTGTATGACTTGTAAAGAAAGGCCTCGACTTTGGCAAATGACTAAGTCATATGACAAACTGAAGCCATGAGTCAAATGACAAATGCAAATGACGAACTTGCTGGGGTTAGCGCTGTGGCAATCCGGCAGGTGCGTATCCACACGGTACTCGAAGGAATGACCATGGAGCACATAGCAGAACGGACGGGCGTATGCAGGGAGACCGTCTCCCGTCGCCTGAAATCCACGGACATGAAGGTCGCCGACTATATGAGCCTGTGCCATTCGGTCGGCATGGACCCGGCCGACAATCTGGATGACGCCATCGCGGCGGCTTCCCGGTTCCGTTCCGAGGGGGCCGGCCATGCATCCAGATGAAAAGGTGAACACGGATCTGTTCTCGGCGCTGGAGCGCTCCCTTAAGCCGATGAACACACCGAAGGACGTCTCCGCGACGGGAATCTCCGAGGGGACGCTGGGCTATTGGCGCTCCATGGGCGTCGGTCCGAAGTTCGTGAAGGTGGGTCGCACCGTGCTCTATCCGAAGGAGACGGTGCTCGACTACTTTCGCACCCACGTCTACCAGTCGGCTGGCGAGGTGAGAGGCGAATGACGGACTTCGACCTTGACGATCTCACGTTCATCGCAACATGCCGGGCCGGACGCGTCCCAAGCCGAGCCGCTGTGCGCCGAACCCGCAGACGGGGAACGAGACCGATGAGCGACGACGAGCGCCGCAGAAGGAAACGCGATTGGCAGCGCATGAGGCGTGAGGATCCGGAGGAACGGGAGCGGGATCGGGCTTATGCGCGTGACCACTATTACCGGAACCGGGAGAAACGGCTCCGGCAGATGAAGGAATACCAGCAACGTCGCAGGACGGAGGAACCGAATGGGCAGAAGCATGAGGACGGCGAGACGGGCCGGTGCGTCAATGGAATCCCGGACGGCGGACTATCTGAGATGGGCTTTGGGCGACGACCGGATCGAACGCCGCCACCTTGCCGGGGCCAAGGATCGCGGTGACATAGCCGGCATCCGCTTCCGGGGGCATCGCGTCGTGATCGAATGCAAGAACACGGCGGCGATGAATGTCTCGCAGCATCTGCGGGAGGCGGAAACGGAGCGAGGCAATGACGACGCCCTGATCGGAGTGGTCGTGCAGAAACGACCCCGCATCGGCATCGAATCACGCGAGGGGCAGGCGCGGCAGTTGGTGATGATGACCCTGGAGTCATTCGCCCTGATGCTGAATGACGGTCTGCCTCTGGGAGGCGAAAAGGAATGAAACGGTACCTGCCACGCTGCCGCACCTGCGGATCCCTGTCGGCACCAAGCGATGTTGACTCGGCATACGAGACGGCGAAGGCGCATATGAAGAACAAGCCCGGCCATGCGGTCGGGGTCATCCCGATAAGGGTGAACGGAGGCAAACGACAATGAAGGAAACCATGGTGCAGCCGACGATCGACGGAACGACGCCGTCGGAACGCGATCTCAAACGGGATCTGTTGGCGCGGCAGGCGGCCCGCATCGCGGATCTGCAGGAGGGTATCAAGCGCTCCCAGGACGAGATCGACTTGCTGAAGTCCCAGATCCTCGACGCCTGGCCGGTCGGTTCGTATGAGGCCGGAGACCTGAAGGTGCAGATCAGACCCGGCAACCAGCGATTGGATGCGAAGCGCTTCGCCGAAGCGTATCCCGCCGCCGCCAACCCGTCGCTCTACAAGGTGACGCCCGATGCGGCCGCCGCGCGAAGGGCTCTGGGCGAAATGGCGTTGGAGCCGTTGATGAAGCGCGACAAGAGTTCCGTGGTGGTCAAATGAGCGCCGCCGACGTACTCGCCGTGCTCAACGACGGCAACCCCGAACCGGAGACAAGTCAGGCAGGTGGCAAGTCCGACGGGAAGACTCCCTATTCGATGCTGCGCGTGGAGGCGACGCTGTGGCCCCAGATCCGGGAACTGATCGAGGACAACATCCGCAACGCGCCACGGGAACGGCAGAGGGCCATAGGCCCAAGCGAATTGGGCACGGACTGCGTGCATTGTCTCGCCGCGAAACTGGCGGGCTGGCATCGCCGGTGCGGTACGGCATGGCTGCCGTTCATCGGAACCTGCGTCCACGAGCATTTCGAGCGGATGTTCGCCGGATTGAACCCGCAGGGATTCGACCCGGATGTGAAGCACCGGCCATACGAAACCGAGATGCGAGTCACCGTCGGTGAATTGCACGGCCTTGAGGGCGGCTACCCGGTGCGCGGATCCATCGACCTATACGACCGGACTTCCGCAAGCACAGTGGACTGGAAGATCGTCGGACCCACCACATTGAAAGGCGTGAAGGCGCACGGCCCCTCGCAGACCTACATGGTTCAGGCGTCGCTGTACGGCATCGGACTGGTCAACGCCGGCGAACAAGTGGAGCGTAACTGCATCTTCTTCCTGCCGCGCAACGGCATCAGCCTGAACGACGCCATGCCGGTCGAACTGCGCTTCAGTGCCAAGCCCGGACTATGGGCATTGGCGAGGGCTCAGATGCTCGTCACGTTCATGGACCTGATCGAGCAACAGGACGGCCCGGACGTGCGCGACGCATGGATCCACCTGCTGCCGGTCTCGGACACGCACTGTTTCGACTGCGGGTCGTGGGCGGACGACGCGGCGAACGCGATCCCCGAACTCGCCAAGCCTGCCACGCCGGAAGTGCCGGAACGATGGCGACGGCTCATCCCGCTACTGGAGCCGACGATGCGGGAGGTGCCGGATATGTGAGAGACAGCGCCCACTCGCCGAATTATCCCCTGAAAACAAACAGTCAACAATGTCAAGGAGTCATCAATGTTCGCACAAGCAAACCAGCCGCAGGGCAATTACGGCCAGACCGCGCAACCGCTCCCGTCCCTGGCGCAGGTGATGGCGGGAGGCACGCCGTCGTTCTTCCAGCGGGACGATCCCATCGGCGCAAGCGTGACCGGCACGGTGGAAAGCATCGAGGCCCAGCAGCAGCGGGACATGGACACGCAGGAGCCGAAGTACTTCGACAACGGGCAGCCCATGATGCAGGTCGTCATCCACATCGCCACCACACTGCGGGACGCCACCATCCCCGGCGACGACGGCGTCCGCGCCGTGTACGTGAAGGGCAAGAACCTAAGCACGCTGCGCCAGGCATCACGCATGGTCGGCCGCGACTTCCCCCACGTGGGCGACGGATTCACCGCCACCTACACCGCCAACGGCGAAGCCAAGAAACGCGGATGGAACCCACCGAAGCTGTACAGCTACGAAATCGTGCCGAACCAGTCGCAGGTAACGCAGGCCATGAACGCCCAGGAGCCGCAACAGTCTGCGCCGGCGCGGCAGACGTCTCCGGCCATGCAATCGCAGCCCGCGTACCCGCAGCCGCAGGTGAACGCGCTGCAGATCAAACAGCTCGCCGCCACCGGACGGTCGGCCACGGAAATCGCCGGCTTCCTCGGCATCGACGAGAAAACCGTCAGCGGCATCCTCAACGACGAACCGGAGTTCTGAACAACCAGCCCGAACCGTAGCCAAGCGGACATCACGGATGCGACAGACGTGACGGGCACCAATAACACACCACATGAACCACAGGAATCGAGGCGAAGGAATGAACGCTCCGTTCAGGCACACATGCTCGATCATCCCGGACGGGCCGAGCAACGTGCAGAACGTACTCATGGGCATGCGCGTATCGCCGGATCCGTGGAAGCACACCTTCTACGACCGCCTCGGCAGAAGCATCGAAGTCCCACGCAACGAGATGAACAGGAACAAGCCCTACTTCGACGACGGATACGCGAAAGCGTTATGGGACTTCCGCAACGGTTCCATGCTGCTCGGCGAAGACGAGCGAACGCTGTACGTGCGCGACGTGGACAGAAGCGGAGCCAACCGGCTGCTCGACTCATGGCACGCCATCGGGTCCCTGGAGGACGAATACCACGTGACCGGGCGCTCGCAGGTGTATCTACCGTGGAACGTGCAGCTGCGCGTCGAATGCTCGAAACTGCCCGGACGCGTCCTCCACGGGGTGAAGTTCCGCAACATGGCCTTCTACCGCATCGACGGGCGTGTGCGGCGCATCCTGCCCGGCGAGAAGTTGTTCGACAACCCGTTCGAGGTATTTATGGACGTGGACTACTCAGACGAACTTGTAGCCGAGGCGGGCGAGTTCCTGCGCTTCGTCACGGCGGACGGGCACAGCGCCGAGAATCTGGGACGGATGTTCGCCACCCCGCTGTTGGAACCGTACAAGCATCTGTTCTTCGTCCTGTACGGAGGCGGCGGCAACGGCAAGGGCATATTGCTGGACACGCTGCACCGCAGCCTGCCCACGCTGTCCGCTGCGGTCACGTCGAAGACACTGCTGGGAGGAAGGAACGGCAACGGAGGCTTCGCCACGGATCAGGAGACGCTAAAGCTGATCGGCGCGTTATGGGCATACGACGAGGACGCGGACACCATCACCTTGGAACAGGCCACGCTGCTGAAGAAGATCGGCACGGGCGACACGATGGTCGCACGCCGGGTGCAGGAGAACGCGGTCAGCTTCAAGAACAAGGCGACGTTCATCATCGCATCGAACAATCCGGTCATCATGAGCATGACCGAGGCCCTGGAACGTCGCCGCGTGTTCGTCCGCATGCGGGACGGCCGCGCCGAGGACGAGTTCAAAGACCTGCTGAGATTCCGGGACGAGCACGGCATCGCCCCTTTCCTCATGGCGTCATGCCGCCTGTGGGAGGTTCGCGGGGACAAGCCCTGGAACGATGTGGTCATCGGATCCGCCGACGACCTGACCGAGGCACAGCAGTGGATCGTCGACTGCATCGTGGCGAACGGCTATGCCGTCAGCCGCGACAACCCATTCCATGAGACCGACGCCGCGCACCGGAACACGGCCATGAAACTCGGACTGAAGTCGAAGCCCAAGCGCATCAACGGCGAAGTCGTCCGCGTGCTTGTGGTGAAGAACGAGCACGTCTTCAGCGTGTACCGGGACAGCACCGCACGGGATATGACCGAAGCCCTGCAGGATGACGAAGGCCATACGCCCGCGCTGCCGGATCCCATTGAGGACGCCGCCGTGAAGACGCCGGACGACTGCGGATACCATGTCACGTTCGGCACCGTCTCCGAAGGCAAACGATCCTACGACTGGTCGAGAAACCGCACGCTGCCAGAAGGCAAGAAGCCGCCGACCGGCGTGGCCGCGTATGCGGTCGTGCCGGCGGAAGGCGTGGCGATCATCGATCTGGACGTCGCCAAGGATCCGACCACGGGCGAAGTGCTCAGGGACGCGCCGACCGGCTGGGACATCTTCAACCGTGAGATCGGGGCATACGGGTCTGCCGACTTCCCGAAGACATACCTCGTCGGAACGCCGACCGGCCGCAGGAACGGGCTGCCCTCCGCGCACGCCTATTATCTGATCCCTCCGGAGCTGCAGGGCAAGCTGAAGAACGCCGTCCATGAGAAGGGCATGCCGGTTGACATCCGATGTGAAGGCAAGGGCTACGTGGTCGGGGCCGGCAGCCATATCCCGGAAACGGGCGACTACCTGCTGCTGGATCTGCCGGACGGGCAACCGCCGGTGATGCCGCCGAAGATGGCGCGATGGCTCATCGACCACAACTACGTGAGCGAAGCCGGAAACCGGCCGACATTAGGCAGGAAGACAGGCGAGATCCCGTCGCTGAGCGAGATCATGCGCCGGCCGATCACGGTGACCTCGACAACGGGCGGGCGGCCGGACATGACGCCGGTTCCGGCCGGCAGCCGGAACAACGACCTGCATGCATGGGCCTACGGGCGACTGCTGAACCACCCCGAAAACGCCGACGCCATACAACGTGAGCTGTTCGAGCGTGGAAGGGCCAGCGGACTGCCCGACTCGGAACTGACCACGATCTGGCAATCCATCCGACGGCAACTGGGAGGCCGATGACATGGCACGACGAAAACCACCCTGGCTGAGACTCCTGTGCCCGAAGGGCGTGAACCCCGCGCACCTGACCGCACGCCGATGCGGCACCTGCCATGAATGGGTGGCCGTGGATACGGGCGGGCCGGTCGAGGAAGTATACGACCCCGGCGTACTCGACGCGACGGATCTGACAACGGCCATCATCCTCGGACGCGGATTCATACGAATCAAACCCATAGCGGGCACCACGCTGGTAACCCTGCGAACCCCATGCGGCGCACGCGGCATCGAACCCGAAGGCCTATATCTGGCCCGACACGAATGCTTCCACGAGCCGATCAGCATGAAACCGTTCAAGCCACCCAGACGAAGTACGCGAACCGCATGGGCAGGGCCAACGGCGAGCGCCGAGGAAATCAGACAATTCGAAACAGCTTGGAGGAACAAGCAATGACAGCCACCCGCAAACCGGTACTCAGGGCACCGAACACCAGACCCATCGCCATCCACAGGCTCGCCAGACTCATGCCGGCGGTTCTGGCGGCACTGCGCACGCCGGCCATCACGGTCGGATTCGGCACGGCGGCCGGATACATGCGCGTCTGCCAATGCGGATACGCAACGCGAGACCCGAACCTATTCGCACACCATTTGGAACTCAAGATCGGAGAAACACTGATGAACAACCCACTGGCCTTCCTGGACGACCGCACGCCGACGATCCGGCACCGCCTGCTGGACACCGCAGACAACGGCCGTCTGCTCATCTGCTCGTGCGGACGCGACTTCACATCGCTGTTGGTCATGCAGGAGCACATCCGTGCCATGAACGAAAGGCGCGACGATGACCGGGCATGAAGACCACATCGTCGTCACCGAATACGACAGACACGGCCTGCGCTGGTGGTGCTCCTGCGGATACGACACCGACAACCTCAAGGAACTGCGAAACCATCTGAACCGAAAGGAAGACCATGACAGGCCCATGCGTGAACAATGACGGAGCCCGCACCGCAACCGGACGACTGCTATGCGGGGACTGCGAGCAACGGCTGCTGAACAGCCTCACCGCGATAGGAGAGGATGCCACGCCGCTGTTGATGATCGCCACGAAACGGGCCAGCGTAAGCATGCAGGGCAATGGGCATGCGGCACCGGTCCAATCGCCATCGCCACTGCGCGACGGCATGTGGGAGCTGTACTGTGAGACGGAACGGCTGCTACGGCAGCTGGGGCTGAGATTCAACTATGCGAAGGCCGTGGATCCACGCGCCACCGTGGCCGCTCTGGCCGGTGCCGTCATCTCGGATCCGGAACCGCTGCTGTCCAGTGGCGACGTGCTCGCCTGGTACGAGGACATCACCGGCATCGCCGACCGGATCCGCACGGCGGTCAACCCGGCAAGGCCACGCATAGCGTTCGGCGCATGCCCGGAATGCGGAAGCGTGGTATGGGGAGACCCCGACGAACAGTACGGCGAATGCGCCGGCTGCGGAAGCCGAGTGAACCGTCGTGCCGTATCCGACCGTCTGCTCGCCAGGCTGGTCGTCAGCGAGGTCAGGGGAACACCCACCCAGTTGAGCGCCGAATGTGCCAAAGCGGGAATCCGTCTCCCCGCAAGCACGATTCGTAGCTGGGTAAAAAGGGGACGGTTGCGATATGACGATGATGGAAAACTAAGCTTAAGCGAGCTCGTGCCATTGCTTGATGAACGTAGAAGATAGCGATAAGCGGTGATGATATTGTGCAATTGACATCATCACCGCTCGCTTCTACTTTTCATCATTATGCGATGGAGCTTCCAGCATTGCCCGATACGGTTCCAGACTCAATGCCGTTCGCAGAGCGTCGCTACGTAGGGGTACAAACTCGCCATCTTTGGTCATCTTTCCCAGAAGCGCCGACCAAGCATCGAAATCCTTTTGTTGCTCAAGAAGCGGGATATTCCGTTCCAAGGCTTTATTGATGAGATCCGTCACATTCTGCGTAGTCAGTTTCTCCATGGTTTGACGCAATTCCAGTTTCGTCTTTTCATCGAAATCGGAGTCACGTATGTTGGCCGAAGAAAGCTCGCGAATATCCTTTGCCAAATCCATTGCTTTGTACATGATGACGAGCAGACGATTTTGTGCTTCTTCGCTGTTCATGTGCAACTGACACTCTTCAATCGCCTCATCAACTTCTTTGGAAAAAGTATTCGTTTCCTCGGACGCGGACGTCAGTAACGCAATCGGCTGCGATGCCTCGGAGTCATTCTTCTGACGAGTTACCTTGTTCCAAAGTTTACCCACCGAGGGCTTGACAGAATCATTCCACCAGTGGACAACGGTTTTATCCCACCAATTTCTGAACTGCTCGTTGTTTGCTAGGTAAACTGCTGTTCCAGCCACTGCAGCAATTGCAATCACAGCAGCAGCCATGGCAGCTGCCGGCGAATCCCCGTCATCGGGGTCAATTCCTATGTCGTTACTATCGTCATCATTACCGGAGACAGGCTCCCAACGAGCTTGTCCCTTCAGATGGTTTTCTTCATCGAAAAAAGCTCCCAGAAAGACGTTAGGATCATCCTGAGGATTAGCTAAGTGCATGCCGTCAGGCATTATCAAGCGGAACAGTTGCTCGTTTCCCACATCGGCTCCTTGTCCTCACGTTTCAGCATGAAACGCATGAATCACACGTTAAACAGTATAAGGGTCAAGAACGGCTTGTTGCAGCGACAGTGACAGGACAACGGGGGCTTAGACGATATGTATGTTGGTTCACAAGCAAGCCCCCATGATCTATCGTGATGCAAGCCAGTAAAACTCAGTAAAACAAAATCGGGCCAAAAATGGCCGTTTCACCAACAAAGAAGAAGCCCTACTTCCCAAGCTGAACTGCCTCCCATTTCTTGGACACGAGAAATGGGAGGCTCTTTTATGACTGGAAAAGCCATCTACGATGTCGGGATGAGGATGCGCGCCGTCGAGCTGTATGAGGAGGGGCGTGGCTACCCCTCCATCGCGTCGCTGCTCGGGATTCCCAAGGAGACCGTGAGAAAATGGCTGGATACCTACAGGTCCGTGGGAATCGAGGTTCTGGCTTTGATGGGCGCGAAGAAGACGGTGTATTCGTTCGAGACGAAACTGGCCGCCGTCAGGGCGGTCGTGGACGAGGGGATGACCAAGGCCGATGCCATGGCCAGGTACGGGATCGCCTCGTCCAGCCCGTTCAAGAAATGGCTGAAGACGTACCGCGAGGACGGCCCGGAGGCTCTCAGGGCGAAGCCCAGGGGACGGCCGAAGGGTTCGAAGGCGGAGGCCAGGGCGGAGACGCGGGAGGAGGAGCTCGAGCGGTGTCTTTCGTCAAATTGA